CAGCAGCAGCGGCAGGAGCCGGCGCGGCAGCGGGTGGGGTCGCGGCAGCGTCGCCGGACAAAGCGGTCAGGGCATTAGGCATCAGAGATCTCCTTCAGTTTCAACAATTGCTCGTCCGTCAGGTTGAGGGTTTCGGTGATACGCAGCCAAACCTCGCGCCGGCCTTCGGCCAGCACAGTGGCATGCGTGTCGATCTTGCCATCCTTCGCCACGACCACGCAGGACGTGTCGGCACGGCAGAACTCGCGCAGGTCGGCGAGCACGCGGGTGCCGGATTCCGAGCGGAACACGGCGCGGTAGTGGTTGCGCCGGTTCCAGAACCGCTCGAACAGGTCGATCATGCGGCAGACCTCATGCGGCGGAAATCATTTCATTCGGCGAGGCGTTGGCCAGAGCCTGGGCCCCGGCCAAGTCCTTGGCGGCGGAGGCGGCCACGGGCGCAGCCTGCAGGATAGACGCCAGCTCGGCCTGCTGCGCCTCCTGCGCGTTGATCTCCTCCATCTCCTCGTCGGAGTACATAATCTTCGCTGGCACGCCGTTGACGTCGGCCAGCACCTTTGCTGCCTCATCGAAGTTGAACCGTTTGAACACCGTGGGCCCGGCGATCTGCGCCAACGGCGCCAGCTGCTCGAACGTGCGCAGGATCGACACACCTTCCTCGGCACGGCGGGCCCGCTCCAGCGGAGAGGTGTACTCGACCTCGAACAGGCCGCCAGCCTCCATCAGCTTCTCGGGCATGGGCGGCAGCACGCCGGCGGCGGCCAAGATGTCCATCTCGCGCTCGACCATCGGATTCAGGAACTCGGCCTCGATGCGCGACGCGGTCGGAGCGAGCAGCGCGCCCTTCTCCTGCGCACGCAGCATGGCCTCGGTCGCCGTCATGCTGGGCGTGTCCACCAGGATCTGAAACAGCGTGTTCCAGAAGGCGTCGTTGATGAGCGCCCTCTTCTGGTCCATGAGCTCCAGCCCGATCTCGGGACGGCTGCCGGTGGTGAGCGGCTGGATCATCTGCCGGCCATTGTCGTCCACGCCGCCATAGTTGATGGCAGCAGGCGTCATGCGGATCGCGTCGAGGATGCCGTCACGATGGGCCAAGAGCGGCGGCAGCACCGCGAGCTGCGCGGCCTGGATGGTCGTGCGGTTCATCTCGTTGAGCATCATCACGTCGGGCAGGATGAGCTGCGCGGGACCACGGCCATAGACCTCGCCCGAGGTCACGGCATAGCGCGACACCGCATAGGGGAACGAGCGATAGCCGCCCTCCCCCACGATCTCGCGCGAATCCACCGCGATGAAGTAGGACGCGAAGGCCATGCCACGGTAGTCCTTGCGCGACACATCCGCGTCCTCGCGCGGCTTGACGCAATGCACGAACCAGAACTCCTGCTCGGGCCGCTTCTCGGCTGCGTCCTTGATGGGCATGGGCAGGTGGTCGAGGCCGAACTTCTGCGCCGCCTGACGCGCGGTCATAGGGAACTCGCGGTGCACCAAGTCAACGATGCCGTACTCGTTCTCCATGAAGAACAGCTGGTCGATGGGCACCGTGCGGTAGTACAGGCTGCGGCCGAGCCGGTCACCGATGAACATCGCCATGTTGCCGAAGGCACCGGAGTCGAAGTAGCACTCATGCACCTGGTTGTCGAAGTTGGCTGAGTAGCGCGCCGAGAACAGCAGCTTGTTGACCTCCTCCAGGTAGCCCTTGACCTCGTCGTCCTCGGCCAGGGCCGGCTGCATCGGGCGCAGGCTGTGCCATTGCTGGTTGCGAGGCGTGACCAGCGAGTGCATGGCGGCCGCGAAACGGTCGAGGGCCAGGGCGGGAGCGGCATCGAAAATCTTCTCCGTGCGCCGTTCGCCCTTGGGTTCGTTGATCTTGCCTCGCTGGCGCTTGAAGTCGGCCTTGCGCGGGATGATGCGGTCGGCGATGTCCTGCCACACCTTCTCGAAGTAGACGCGCTGCTGGCGCATGCGCTCGTGTTTTTCGAGGATGTCGGTCGCGCGCGAGTCCGCCATGTCGTTCTCCGATTACTGCCCGAGCAGGGTCTTGGTGGCCACAGAGCCAGCGGCCACGCCGCCAGTGTCGCCGCCGGTCAGCACGGTGGCAGCACGCCCGCGACGCCGGCGCATCATGTCCGCGCGATCACGTTCAACTGTTGTTTGATCAACCGTTGGAGCCCTCGGCATTTCGATCGGCGGGGGCGGCGGCGGCATCTTGGGCCTGGAGAAGATTCCACCCATGGGGTCACCTCATGAAAAAATTGCGTAGTCGACTTGGGCTCGTTCCTGAAGCCCTGACCCGAATTCTCGCACAGGATACGCAAAGGTCAAAGCGAGCGAATCCGCACGGTCGGGAGACTTCACGCCGCGCCGCTTGGCGTCGTCCTTGGATTCGAGCAGCAACTCGCCGCCGCGATACTCGTACTGCAGCGCCGATAACTCGGACGCAAGCTCGGGGTCGTTGGGCAGCGATGCCCCATTCTTCAGGAACTCTCGCATGTCGCGCCACATCCGGGCGCGCAGGTTGTAGTTCTGGCCGTCGGACAAACGCAAGGACGAGTTCACGTCGACCACGATGCCCCTGGGGAAGTCACGCCGCAGCATGTCGGCCACACCGGCCCCGATGCCGATCGAGTCCACCGCGATCTGGGACACCTTGCCGCCCCAGCCATTGACCGCGTCCTTCACCCGGCCGGCCACATCGACCACGTCGCACTGGCCGAACACGATCTGCGTGTAGACGAGCCGGCCCTGCCGGAAGGTGATCACGGACTTGTCGTTGCCGAACCGCGCCACGTCCACGCCGACCTGCAGCGGGCCGACCGCGCGCACATCAGCTGGGCCCTTGCCCATGCAGGCGGTGACGATGTCGCCTGGGATGAAGGCGTTGGTGACCGACGCGGTGTAGTCGCGGTCGATTTCCTGCGCCACGATGACAGGGTCGAGCGTGGCCTTCTGCTTCTCGTACCAGGCCTGGCCCTTGCGCGGGTCGTCGCGCCAGTCGAACACGAACACCGGAATGCGGCCAGAGTGCCGCTTGCGGTAGAACGGATTGCCCGCGCCGTTGGGTGTGGATACGTGCAGCTTGCAGTTGGAGGTCTGGGATAAGGCGGCATCGACCTGCTCGGGCCTCTCAAGGAACGCAGCCTCGTCCACGAAGTAGACGCTGGTGCGGTTGCCACGGCCGATGTTGTCGCCGGACTCACCCACGATCGTCGCGCCGTTCTCCGGATTCAGGATCCGCATGGACGGCGCATGCACCCGCTCGGTGTAGCCCTGGGGTTGGAACTCTACCGGCAGCAAGGCGATGAACTGGCGGACCTTCCAGAACAGGGACTTCGGGTCGCCGAGCTTGTCGACGTACTCCTCCTTGCGCGAGCCGAAGCCGATCACGGTGCCAGGCTTGAACAGCCACATCCAGCAGGCGATCGCCACGCACAACCAGGATGCGCCCATGTCGCGGGACTTCTCGACGAGGCCATCCTCGCGGCCAAGCCAGCGATCCACCACCCAGCGCACGAACTCCGCCTGCTTGGGGAACAGCAGGAACGGCGTGACCGCCTCGAACCCGCGCTCGACGTTGCGGGGATCGAATGTCATACCCCAGTCGGTGATGAACTCGACGGGGTGATCGGCGTAGAACGCCTTGAGGCCGGGCAGGATGGCTGGGTCAGAGCGTAGGCGCTTGAGCCGCTCGATGCGCTCGTTGAACACCGGAGCGTAGTCCGGGCGCATCCAGTTGAAGTCAGCCACGCCGCGTCCACCCGTTGAACACACGCCGCAGCACGTAGGACCGCGCCAGCGACACCAGCGTGAAGATCGCACCGATCGCCAGCGTGTCGCCCAGCGAGGCCTGCAGGCCGAACCAGGGGAACACAACGATCTGCGTGCCCACGGCCACGCCGTAGCCCACGGCCACGTTGGCCACAGCCTCCACGCCGGACATGAGGCGGGACTGGGTCACTGCGCGCCCCCGATCAGCCGCTTGTAAGCCTCAGCCGGCTCCAGCGTCACAGTGGTGTTGTTCTCGGTTTTGATCGGGCCGCCGTCGGCGCCGGTGATTTCGTGCCGCTCGGACCAGCGCATCTGGCTCTTGGTCCACCAGATCGCCGCGGTCGTGTCGCCGGACATGGCTTTCTGGAAC